GATCGACAAAGCCAAGGTTGTGTTTGGCTCGCCCATCATCGGCGCACTGGCCCTCACCAACGGCGACTGCGACTACGTCAGCCTCAAAGGCTTCCAGCGCTGCTCCATCGTGCTGGCAGTTGATAACGCGACCGCCGTCACCGGCGGCGACATCACCCTGAAGCAAGCCACCGCAGTGGCTGGCACCGGCGAGAAGGCACTCGGCTTCGATACCGTGTATGCCAACACCAACACCGGCGCGAGCGACACGCTGGTCGAGACTGCTGTCACTTCCAACACCTTCACCACCGCCGCCACGGCCAACAAGAACCTGTTGTACGTGATCGAAGTGGATGCGGCTGATCTGGATGTGGCGAACGGCTTCGACTGCATCCGCGTCGATTCCCTGGCAATGGCGAACGCAGTCGGCGCAGTGACTTACATCCTGCACGACGCACGCTACGCGGGCGCGCTGGATACCTCGGCCATCACTGACTGATTGAGCGATGGCTAACGTTGCCTCTGCAATCGAGACCGCTACCGCCGCACAGGCGGTGGCGGCTTTTTCGAACTGTACGGCGACGCTCGACGGCGTTTTGGTTGATGGAATCTTCGACAACGGCTCTGCCGCCGGGCTCGGCAACATGATGCTCGGCGGCAACCCCACATTCACTTGCTGTTCGGCAGACGCGCCGAGCAGCAAGCGCAACAAAACATTGGTGGTATCCGGCACGAGCTACACCGTGCGCGAGATCAAACCGGACGGAACTGGCATGTCTGTGATTGAACTGGAGGCCGCATGACCTCCAAAGCCTATCAGATTGCCGATGCGATCCAGACCCTGTTCGAGGCTCCCGCGCTCACCGGCATTGGTTCTGGCGGCGTGGTGGACGATCCTGATTACGCCTTTGAGCTTGCCGACCTGCCGATGGTCGCGGTGTATTTGGGCGATGAGGTTCCGGCAGACCGTGTGCTGTTGGGTTCGCACGACCACACGCTCACCCTCACCGTGCGCGTGACGGCAAAGAAAGGCGGGGTCGCTGGCAAGTCGGCGCTGTTGTCGTGCGACCCGATGATGGTGGCAACACACAACCGGCTGATGGCCGACCTGACGCTGGGCGGCATCGTGCTGGACATCCGCAAGGGCGGCACACGCCGCCAGCGCGATGTGATCGACGTGCCGGTGGCATACACAGAGATCGAATACCAGGTGGACTACCGCACCACCGCAACCTCACTGGAGGGCTGACATGGCCAAGACCGAGAAACCAACACCAGACACCGCGCCCATCAAGCCAGCGCAGACGCCGCCCGCAGCAGGCGGAAGCTACACGCTGGACGAGCAGACCGGCGCGCACACGCTGGTAGAGCGCACCGAACACACCAACCGCACGATGAATAAGGAGTCCTGATATGGCCCGCAAACAAATCGACAGCGCCATCCTGGCCAAGATTGAATCCAGCTACGGCATTGACCCAACCCCAACCGGCGTGGCCAATGCCATGCGGGTCTATGGTCAGTCGGTCGAGCCGCTGAACATCAACTACGTGCCGAACGAATACCTGAAAGGCTACGCGGGCGGACACGCTGAACTGGTTGGCACCATTATGAAGAAGGTCAGCTTCTCGGTGGATTTGGCCGGCTCCGGCGCGGCTGGAACAGCTCCCGCCTACGGCCCGCTGCTGCGCGCATGCGCATTTGCAGAAGCCATCAGCGCCGGTGCGCGCGTGGAGTACACGCCGGTCTCCGCCGCCGAAGAATCCGTCGCCATCTATTACTACGACAGCGGCGTGCTGTACAAGCTGCTGGGCGCGCGCGGAGATTTCGAGTTGGATATGACGTCCGGCAACAAACCGGCTCTCAAGTTCAACTTCATCGGCATCGATGCCGGCGTGGTCGCCACCGGCTCGACACCGGCCACCACGCTCACCGGATTCAAAGACCCGCTGGTTGTCACCAACCCCAACACCGCCGACGTGTTGCTCGGCTGCACTTATGCCACCGGCGCGCTCTCCAGCGGCACGGCCTATCCCAGCAAAGGCCTCAACTTCAAGACCGGCAACAACCCGCAGCACGACACATTATTGGGCGGCGAGACCATCACCATCGACCGCAAGGGCGTCACCGGAAGCATCGAGCTTGACCTGTCCGCCGCACAGGAAGTCACCTTCGAGGGCTACGTGCGTGGTGCCATCCTGAACAGCCTTGGCCTGGTTCACGGCACCACCGACGGCTACAAGGTGTTGGTCTATGCACCGAGTTGCCAGCTCAAGAACCCCAAGCCAACCTACACCAACGGCCAGCGCCGCACCACCTACGACGTGTCAGCGCTGCCCAGCGCAGGCAACGATGACCTGCGCATCGTTGTTCTGTAAGGGGCGGGCATGATCAGGCTCATTCCCGATCCGGTGTTCGAAGTCGATGTTGAGCTGCGCGTCCCGCTCGGTACCGATACCGAACGGGTCAAGGTTCGCTTCCGCTCCCTCGGAAGCGACGACTTCATCTCGCTGGTTGTCGCGCTCGGCTATCAGCGCATCGGATTCTGGGCCGGGCTGCGACACCGTCTGCGCACCGCCTGGCGATTCAAGCGCCTGCGCCCGAACGTCGCCGACGTGCTGTCCATGCTGATCGAATCATGGGATGGATTCCGCGAACCCTACAGCCGCAGCGCGCTGGACGAGCTGATAAAGGTGTCGGCGAATTCGCCGGTGCTGTTGCTCAACGCCTACGTCACCGGCCGCATCGAGGCACACCGAAAAAACTGATCAGCGTCGCCCGCGCGCTATACGGGGGCGGCGCAGACCATGAAGACAAGACGGACGAAGCGCTGGCCCTTATGGGGCTCAAGCGCGAACAGGAAGGCGTGGCTGCCGTGAAGGCTGAAGCGCCCGGATGCTACCCGGAGAACTGGCCGGCATTTCGCCTTTTTGCCGCGCTCTCCACGCAATGGCGGCTGGCACCGGGCGGCGAGCCGATCGGGTTGCGATACGAAGCCATGCCGCCGCTGCTCGACCTGATGCAGTTCGACCGCATCGACCGCGCAGACCTGCTGCCACGGCTGCAATTGATGGAAAAAGAAGCGCTCCAACTCTTTGGTGAAAAGCATGGCCAATAACGAAACCAAGATACGCATCACCGCAGAAACCGCGCAAGCGGAATCTGCGCTTGGCTCGCTGGGCGGCAAGGTTGGCGGGTTGGCCGACAGCATAACCGGCCAACTGGCCGGCGCATTATCCATCGGCGCATTCGCTGTCTTTATAAAAAACTCAATCGATGCGGCGGATGAACTCGGCAAGATGGCCGAGCGCACCGGAACCAGTGTCGAGATGTTGTCCGGCTTGAAGTTCGCTGCAGATCAAAACGCCACCTCGCTCGAATCAGTCGCCAAGGCCAGCCAGAAACTCTCCGCTGTGATGGTCGGCAACCCCGATCTTTTCAAAGAGATGGGAATCACAGCCAAAGACGGCGCCGGAGCTATGGTCGAGCTGGCAGACGTGTTCGCCGGAATGCCGGATGGCGTGGAAAAATCCGCGCTGGCAACAAAGCTATTTGGCGACCGCATTGGCTCCGAGATGATCCCGTTCCTCAATCAGGGGACGGTCGCCTTGAGCGGCTACATCGCAGAAGGCCAGCGCCTATACCCTGTCACCACCCAGATGGCGCAGGAATCCGCGCGCCTGAATGACCAGCTAGACAAGCTGTTGCTCCAATTCAAAGGCATCGGAATAGCCATTGCGGCAGAGGTTGTGCCGAAGTTTAACGCTTTCATTGGGGGCATCAAGCTTATTGCCGTCGACTTTGCGCAGGTTATGCAGAAGATCGGCCTCGCGATCGAGTATGCCACCAGCCCGAGCAGATGGGGTAATGGCGGAACCGCAGAGTTCAAAGCGCGGCTCAAGGTACTTTCAGACCTTGCCGAAGAAGAAAAGATCGCAATCGTCCGGTCGATGGAGGGCATGGATGAGGCGCGGGTCGCGCCGAGTGGCGCCGGGAGTAGCCTGCTCGGTGATCTTGGCGGTGGTGGGAAAACGCCAAAGCCTCCTAAACCATCTAAACCGCCCAAGGCTGCCAAGGGGGCAGAAACAGGTGCAACACCCGATTTCAATGGCTACGAGAACTCTCTCTACGGCCAAGGCTTTGCCCTGGACGCGGTCGCCAGCGAGCAGGCGGCCTACGAAGAGCGTCTGGCCGCCGCGCAGAGCTACCACGAAAAAGCACAAACCGACGAAGCCGCGCACGCCGCAATGGTCGAGCAGATCAGGGCGGATCATGAAGACGCGCTGATCAATCTGGGCATAAAGGGCGCGCTCAGCCGAGAAAAGTTCGGGCAACTCTCCGCCAAATCACAACTCAAGGTTGTTACCGGCACCCTGAGTGAGATCATCGGCGCCAGCGCGCAGCATTCCAAAGGCATGTTCAATTTGATGAAGGTCACGCGCTTGGCTGAGGCGGCGGTCACGCTACCCTCAACCATAACCAAAGCATATGAATCCGGCGTGATGGCAGGCGGACCGTTCGGCCCGGCTGTTGGCGCAGCATATGCCGCACTGGCGTTCGCCTCTCAGATGATCCAGATCAACGCGATGCGTTCCGCCAGTTTTGGCGGCGACGCAGGCGGGGCGGCGCCAAGCGGCGGCAGCGTCTCCAGCATCGCCATCCCAGGGCAGACAGCAAATCCAAACCAGATTGGCAGTGTTGCGCCGCCGTCCGCCAGCCAGCCGGCGCCAGCCACCATCAACATCTACAACACCGGGAATCTGCTGTCTGCCGACTACGTCGAGGCAAACATCATCCCGCAGATCAAAGATGCCGTGCAGAACCGCGATGTATTACTCATTGATCCGCGCAGCCGCCAGGCGCAAGTATTGGGGGCGGTATGATCGTCGGTCGCATTACTTACATCACCACGCTGGCCAGCACGCCGAAGCAATCGCCGCTGACGGTGGCGGATGTGTTCGCACTGGGCGATGTTTTCTCCGAAACGCTCACCTCCGGAGAAATGCAGGACATCTATTTGTACTGGGGGTACAAGTCACAAGACCCGTACTACCAAGACCAGCGCAATGTCTCACGATCTGCGGCGGGCGTGGTGGACGTCGTGAATTTTGGCAGCACAACCGGGTTCCGGTTCGCGCTAAATAATGTGTCGCATGACCGCACGGCAGAGGTCAATGAGTTCGCCGTGATGAACGCGATGAACGAAGAGATGATGAACGGCGTAGTGATGACCTGGTACCCGGACTCTGACGGCTACCCAGACGAATACTATTCCTGCATCGCCGCCAAGCGCATCGCGCCGCAGCGTATGGGCATCCTGCAAAAGTACACCTTTAAATTCGATTTGATGGTGTTGGCCTCGGTGCAGATTCCGTCCACTGTCCCTGATTTTGCGATGGCCTGATCATGCTGACGACCAACTCAAACTACGAACTCAAGAACGCCGCGCTGGCGAAAAACCCGGTGTATGTGGCTGAGATATTTTTCAACAACGGGAATTCGGGTACGGACGGGACAAACGACATCTATTTCGCCACCTGCGACGTGAACGAAATCACCGGATTCGCTCACACTGACCGCTGGTTCCCGTTCTTGAAATCAGACTCTATTAGTTCGATGTCACAGACCGTCGATCCGATCAACGGCGTATCGTCTGTCGGCAATCTGTCGCTGTCGATCACCGACTACAACGGCATGGTGTCGGACATCATCAAAGCGGCCGACACGGCAGGGCACGGCCTGCGCCGTCAGCGCCTATCGATCATCATGTTGTACAAAGGCATGGATTGGGCGGACCGGGTGGTTGTGCGCACGATGCAGATCAACGACCTGCGGCTCTCGGCGCTGAACGAATACAAGCTCACCGCCACCGACGTGCAGCGGCAACTGCAAAAAACTGTATTCAACCCATATTCCACCACGCTTTCCGCCGCGATCGCCAGCACTGGCGCGATCACGCCGTCCGTGGTGGATGCGCGCAAATTTATTGCCACAACCCAGCAAACTTATGGCACGGCAGGGTTCATCAAGATCGAGGACGAGATCATGATGTGGACGGCCAAGACCGACAACGGCTTCACCATTTCTGCAGGCGGTCGCGGCATGTTCGGCAGCACCGCCGCCGTTCACGCCATCGGCAAGAAAGTCAGCGAGATCATTGTCCTGCAGGAAAACCCCATCACTATGGCGCTCAAGGTGATGCAGTCCACAGGCGAAGGCAGCAACGGCACCTGGGATGTGTATCCCGCGCGATGGGGATGCGGGATGGATAACGACAACGATGTTGACGTGAACGAATGGCTTGAGGTTGGCAAGCTGCTGGTCGGCTTAGCTGACACGCCAGCCGCCAGCGACGGCGTGCAGTTCGAGTTTGTGCTAGATGAAGGAATCGAAGCCAAAAAATTCATCGAAGACCAAATCCTTAAAATTTTAGGCGCGTTCGGTTTTGTGCACGGCGACGGGCGCTACGGCATCCGCGCGTATTCCGACCTATCCAACGCCATCAAGGAAAATGCCAGCATCACCGCAGACCGCAACAACGTGGTGAAGTGGGGCGATCTCACCTATAACTACAACGATCTGACCAATCAAGTGTGGATCGAGTATGACGAGGCGGCGAAGCTCTCCGGGAAATTTATCCGCAACGCCATATTCGTCGATACCGTGTCGATTAAAAAATGGGGCGAGGCGCGCCAGCTTAAATACGCAGCACCCGGCGTCATCCCCACCTCATCTTTTGCATCCAACCTATACCAGCGCTTCCAGCGCATCCTGGCGCGCTACAGCCGCCCGCCAATACAGATTGAGCTAACCCTGCTGCCGCGCTTCCATACGGTTGAGATCGGCGACATCGTACGCGTCTCATTGCCAGTGAGGGACTTGCTCACCGGCGCCGCGCTCGATCGCGCCTTCGAGGTCATCTCGACGCAACTTCAAGTCAAGACCGGGGAGATCGTCATTAAGTGCATCGCCCAGCCGGAGCGCGCAACGTTATGGTTCGGCGGAGTGGGCGAGGTGTATTCGGTCGCCATCAGCCCGGCGGCAGCCAGCGTGGTATCCGGGCAAACTCAACAACTCACTGCGCGCGCCTTCGACGCGAGCGGTAACCAGTTGCCGATACCGGCCATTGTGTGGTTGGCTACCGGCAACGTCACGGTTGATTCCAATGGGCTGGTCATGGCCGATGCAGTCGGTAGCAGCAGTGTCATCGCCGTGGTGGGCAACAAACAATCCAATACTGCCGCAATTACTGTGATGGACACCGCGAACACCGACCCCGTCGCCAGCGTGACGGTCTCACCCTCAACCGTGCAATTCGAGGCAGGGCAGACTCAACAATTCGCTGCGCAAGCAAAGGACGCGGGTGGCGCAGTGGTGCACGGCGCCACATTCACCTGGGCCAGCTCAAATTCCGGCGTTGCCAGCGTGCCAGCCGGGCCATCTGTTTCCGCCATCGTCACCGCCGTGGCAGACGGCACCGCGAACATCACCGCCACAGAGACCGTCAGCGCTATCGCATCTGCCATCGTGCCGGTCACTGTGGCGGTTCCGCCGACGCCAGACTTCACCCCGCCCATCATTGCAGACTCCGCCTACCAGGTCGGCACCCAGCTCACTGCCGCCACCCATCCGACAGTGATCTCCGGCGCCACCGCTCCTTATGTTTTTGTGGATGGCGGTGATTTGCCGTCAGGCGACTATTGGGTGGACGGCGA